GAGCGTCTGGGTGTACCATTACCACCTCCAGATCAACCGCTATCTGAAGAAGTTGAGGTCGAACTTGCTAAACTTGTCGCAGATGCAGGTAAACAACTTACACAGGCACATCAACAACAAGCGGCACAGAGACAAGCTCAACAGCAAGCGCAAGATCCTGTTCTCCAGTTACGACAGCAGGAAGTTGCCGTTAAACAGGCAGAAGTACAACGCAAAGCGCAGAAAGATCAGGCTGATATGGCACTACAACAAGCTGATCTGCAACGCAAAGCACAGAAAGATCAGGCTGATGTGGCTATAAACGCCCAGCGAGTAGAAAATGAACAGGCGGGTGTGCTCATGGACGCACAAAAAGCTAAAGTTAAACTAGATGCTGAGTCTGATAAATTGGACCTTGAAATCTTCAAGGCCGTAACTGACCCCGGTAAGGGTCAATCATCTTAGAGGAGAAGAACTATGGATTGGGTTAAAGATAGAATAAAAGAACCTTCATCTTATGCAGCCGCTGGTGCAGCCATTGTAGGCATAGGTATCCTTACTAGCCAGTCATGGATAGTTATTATTGGCATCGTTGGTGGTGTTGCAGGATTTGTTTTGAAGGAGAAAAGGTACATCTAATCATGGCAAAAACCGTCTTTGACGTGCTTGAAGAACGTATCGGAGAGCAACGCTCTTCTGCAATGGAGTTCCTAAGTAACGGTAGTCCTAACGATTATGCTGAGTATAAGGAACTATGTGGTGTTATTCGAGGTCTTGATACCGCACTTTTTTATGTAAATGACCTTTCGCGCAATTTTTTGGAAGATGACGAAAATGACTAAAGAAGCAGAACAGTCTGTAAATAAAGAAGAAGATTTTGAGAACCAACTACCTGTCCCTGTAGGATACAGATTATTAGTAGCCTTACCTGATATAGACGATCATTATCAGGGTACTTCACTCCTTAAAACCGAGTCAGAAAAACAACGTGAGTACATACTATCTATTATGGGAATCGTAGTAGATATGGGTGCTGGCGCATATGCTGATGTAGAACGTTTTCCTGATGGTGCTTGGTGTAAAGTAGGCGATTATGTTATGTTTCGTATGAATACAGGAACACGCTTTAAGGTTAATGGTAAAGAGTTTCGCCTTATGAACGACGATTCCATTGAGGCAGTTATTGCTGATCCTCGTGGTATTTGCAAAGTGTAGGAGATAATTGATGCCTTTTGAGAAAGTTGAGTTCGAGTTCCCCGCTCCTGTTGAAGGGGAAGACGGCGCGGAAGTAGAAATTGAGCCTTCTAGTGCTGTGAAAGTTGATACTTCTGGCAAACAAAAAGAAGTAGAGGTTGAAGAAGCCCCTGTTGAATCTGACAACTACGAAATAGAAGTTGTTGATGATACGCCTAAAGCTGACAGAGGCCGCAAGGCATCAGAACCACCTGATGATGTGACTGATGAAGAACTTGAAGATTATTCTGATAAAGTTCGTAAACGTATTAAGCACTTTAGTAAGGGCTATCACGACGAACGTAGAGCCAAAGAACAGGCGGTTCGTGAACGTGAGGAACTTGAGCGATATACCCAACAGCTCCTTAATGAAAACAAAGGGCTGAAAGAATCGCAAACT